ATTAAGACTGGTAAACCTTGTGGTCGTTCCTCTGGGGAAAAGCGTGGTTACCCTGCCTGTAGACCTAAAGCAGTAGCTAGTAGAATTAGTAAGAAAGAGGCAGCTAAGAAGACTGGGCCTAAGAAAGTTAAGTGGTCAGTGACCGCATCAGGAAGAAATAGGAATGCCTAATGGCAAAGAAAATGTGTCCAAAGTGTAAAGGTAAGGGATGCTCTCATTGTGGGGGTACAGGTTATCATAAAGTAGGGATGGCAAAAGGTGGAGATATGGGAAAGAAACCAATGAATGCTGGTATGGCAGCACTTAAAAAGAAAGCACCAGAAGTAGCAGCTAAGATGGGCTATATGTATGGTGGTATGGCTAAAAAGAAAAAGATGGGTTATGCTCACGGTGGTTTAGCCTGTGGTGCATCTAATAAGCCTTCTCAAGCAGGTACAAGAAAAGTTAAGACCAGCTAATGTCTTTTGTAAATCAAGGTAAACCAGCACGTATTAAGTCTGTTTATGGGCATAATACAGGTACAAGTGCAGAGACTGTCTACACTTGTCCTGCTAATTGTGTAGCTGAGATTACCTTTATCCATATAGTTAATGGTGGTGGCTCTACTAATACTGTTGAAGTAGAGTGGTATGTATTGGCTGATACTTACACATCTCATTTTCTAAAGGGTAAGTCTATTAATGCTGGTGATTATGTAACGTTTAATGAAATAGATTTGGTATTACAAGCAGGTGATGAAATTAGGGTTACTCCTAGTGGATCTGGACATATAGATACAATCATTACAGTAACAGAAACCTTTGTGCCTATAGGGTAACGGGTATGCACATTTTATATCTACTATAGCGCTAACAATTATGTATAACTATCTCCGCACACAACATAAGGAGATAGTGCAATGTTTAAGAACTTACTAACACGTATTCAAGAAAATCAACAGCGTCGAGCAGACTACTGGGTTTTAAAGAATATGTCTAATAAAGAATTACACGATATGGGTATATCAAGAGGAGAGATATACAATCGTGTATACGGCAAAGAACAGTGAGATTAAGTAAGGAGTTACCCCTTATTCTAAGTTTAACTGTTATAGCTAGTGTATCATCTGGTGATACAGATAGACAAACAGGTAGTGGACTTAGAAGAGGGGGTTCCTACAGTGATAGATCCAGTAACCGCTATAGGTTTGGCAACAACAGCATTTAATACTCTTAAGAAGGGTATTGCAGTTGGTAAAGACCTACAAGATATGGGTAGTCAGCTAACACAGTGGGCTGGTGCTATAAGTGACTTAGATTTTGCTGAGAGACAGAACGCTAAACCACCTTGGTATAAAACCCTTGGTGGTGGCGTTCAAGCAGAGGCTATGGAGATATTCGCAGCTAAGAAAAAAGCTGAGTCTATGCGTAAGGAGTTAAAAGATTACATCTGTGTAATGTATGGGCCTTCTCATTGGGAAGAACTTCTACGTATTGAGGCTGATATAAGAAAGCAAAAGAAAGAACACGATCACAAACGAATAGAGATGCAGCGTAAGTTAATAGAATGGGGAGCAGGTTTTGTGTTGTTCCTAGTTATTACGGGTAGCTTTGTTGGTTTAGTTTACTTAAGGACTCTATAATGGCAAGATCACTAACAGAAAAACAACAGAAGTTTCTAGAGGTTCTCTTTGATGAGGCTAATGGTGATGTTGTACAAGCAAAGAAGTTAGCTGGCTATGGCGAGAATAGCTCTACTTCTGTTATAGTAGAGTCTCTAAAAGATGAGATAGGTGAAAAGACACGTACTTGGTTTGCTCGTACTGCACCAAAGGCAGCTATGGCAATGACACAAGCATTATACGATCCTACTGAGTTAGGTATTCGTGACAAGATGGCTGCAGCGAAGGACTTGCTTGATCGCGCTGGGCTAGGCAAGGTAGACAAGGTTGATGTTACTTCGGGAGGAGGCGGTATATTTTACTTACCCCCCAAAGAAGGAAAGAACGAGTAGACCTTGCCACAAATTGACTACAAAAGAGACTTGGGTTTCTGGGAGTTGCCTAAGCCTAAGAAAGGTAAAGAAAAAGAGTGGCACACTGTAGCTAGGGTATCTCAAACAATACCTTTTGGTTATGAAATAGACCCCGACAATGATAAGTTATTATTACCCATACCCCACGAATTAGAAGCCCTAGAGTTAGCAAAGAGACACCTAAATCAGTATAGTTACAGAGAAGTCGCTATTTGGTTGACAAAGCATACAGATAGGTGTATATCTCATATGGGTTTAAAAAGGCGGGTTGAGATTGACAGAAGACGTAAAAAAGCAGCTATTATTAAACGCAGACTTGCCAAAAGGCTCCAAGAAACCCTTGCGGAAATCAAGAAGCTTGAAAAAGGTAGGGTCGGGGCGTACTCAGAAGAAGAATAGCAAGACAGAGACAGTCACCACTCCCCTAGAAACTGTTGCTGCAGAGGCTAAGGCTCCTGAGTTTGATGTCGAGGCAGCACAGTCGGTAGTGTTCAAGCCAAACCCCGGCCCTCAGACAGAGTTTCTAAGCGCCTCTGAGCGTGAAGTTTTGTATGGTGGTAGTGCTGGTGGTGGCAAGTCTTACGCAATGCTTGCTGATCCACTACACGGTTTAAACGATCCTAACTTTAGTGGATTGCTAGTACGACATACTACAGAAGAACTAAGGGAACTTATACAAAAATCTCAGGAGTTATATCCTCGTGCTATTCCCGGCATTAAATGGTCTGAACGTAAGTCTCAATGGATCTCGCCTAGAGGTGGCAGACTCTGGATGTCATATCTGGATAAGGATATGGACGTTACAAGGTATCAGGGTCAGGCGTTTAACTGGATTGGGTTCGACGAACTTACTCAATGGCCTTCACCTTTCGCTTGGGATTATATGAGGAGTCGCTTGAGATCTGCAAGTTCGATGGAACTGGGTCTGTATATGAGAGCGACTACTAACCCCGGTGGTAGCGGTCACTCTTGGGTTAAGAAGATGTTTATTGACCCAGCACCTTACAATAAACCTTTCTGGGCAACTAATATTGAAACTGGTGAAGAGATTAAGTATCCAGCGGGTCACTCCAAGGCTGGACAGTCTTTGTTTAAACGTAGGTTTATACCTGCTAGTCTATTTGATAACCCTTACCTAGCTGAGAGTGGTGACTATGAGGCAATGCTTTTGTCGCTACCAGAGCATCAACGTAAGCAATTACTAGAAGGAAACTGGGATGTTAACGAAGGTGCAGCCTTTCCTGAGTGGAACAGAGCCATACACATCGTTGAGCCTTTTAAAATTCCCTCAAATTGGACTAAGTTTAGAGCTTGCGACTACGGTTACGGAAGTTACACAGGCGTTGTCTGGATTGCTGTATCACCCAGTGAACAGCTTGTTGTCTACAGAGAGTTATATTGTTCTAAGGTTACAGCTACTGATCTAGCAGATATGGTACTAGAAGCAGAGGCAGAAGATGGCACAATTAGATATGGTGTTCTGGATAGTTCTCTATGGCACAAGCGTGGTGATACTGGCCCGTCACTGGCTGAACAAATGAATATGAAGGGTTGCCGATGGCGTCCTTCTGATAGATCTAGAGGGTCTCGTGTAGCAGGTAAGAACGAGATGCATAGACGTTTACAGGTAGATGAACATACAGAGGAACCTCGTATGGTTTTCTTTTCTACTTGCACTAACACTATAGCTCAACTACCGTCAATACCTCTAGACAAGAGAAACCCAGAGGATGTTGATACAAATGCTGAAGATCACTTGTATGACGCTCTAAGGTATGGTATAATGACAAGACCTAGAAGTTCTATTTGGGATTACAACCCTGCAACTCAACGATCAGGGTTTCAAGCCTCTGACCCTAGCTTTGGATATTAAATATGGCAGAACAAGACGAACTTATGTTTGAAACAGACGAAGTTACAGCGGCAGAGGATGCAGAGGATAGCATCTTTGAATCTGTATCAAGTGTTGTATCTTTTGTAAATGAGAGATTTAAACGTGCAGAGGATGCTCGTAGTGGTGATGAAGATCGTTGGCTACGTGCTTACAGAAATTATCGTGGTATTTATGGAACAGATGTTCAGTTTACTGATACAGAAAAGTCTCGTGTATTCGTAAAGGTTACTAAAACAAAAACCCTTGCAGCTTATGGTCAGATTGTAGATGTACTATTTGGTAACAATAAGTTTCCACTAACTATAGACCCCTCTGTTTTACCAGATGGTGTAGCTGAATCAGTCCACATAAACATAGATCCTAACGCAGCGCAGGCTGGAGAGGCTTTAACAGCGGTTACTAGGGATGACGCTCCAAAGCCTTACCTTATTGGCCCCGACACAGAACTACTTCCGGGTGAAACTATTGTAGACTTACAGAAACGTCTTGGCCCATTGACTGATAAGCTTGCACCCGTAAGTGAAAAAGTTGTAGAGGGAGAGGGAACCACCTCTACTACAGTGACCTTTCACCCCGCTATGGTTGCTGCTAAAAAGATGGAAAAGAAGATACACGATCAGCTTGTAGAGTCAGGTGCTAATAAACATTTGCGTAGTATGGCTTTTGAGATGGCTCTTCTAGGAACTGGTGTTATGAAAGGCCCGTTTGCTGTAGATAAAGAGTATCCTAATTGGAACGAAGAGGGTGAGTATGACCCACTAGTAAAGACTGTACCATCTACAAGTCACGTTAGTGTGTGGAACTTTTACCCTGACCCAGAAGCTACATCTATGGATGATGCAGAGT